TTGCATACTAGGGTCATCTGCTCTTCCTAGATTTGCAAACATATTTTCATTAGCTGACATATCATTTTGATATTCATTCATTCTAATTATAGCAGATTGTTTAGTCTGTGTATCCATTAAACTGCGGTCAATCATTGCAAGCTTTGCACTTTGCAATGCCTGTCTAGCTTCAACTCTTCCTTTTTGAATGCCTGCAAGAGCTGATAAACCTGTACTAGCTACTGCCAACCATGGAAATGCCATTATATAATTACCTCCGCTATTAATCCATTAACCTGTATAGGTAGAGGTTCTGCTTGAGTCACTTCTATTTGTGGGTCATCACTATATCCAAGTAATCTAAACTCTCTTTTACCAGTAACAGGCGTTCTTATCTTTGACATGTCATCAGTAACTTGTCTTATTGTTAATGCTGTATTGTTTACACTTACTGCTAGTGTATTATTTAAATCTAAGAAAACACTTCCTATTGCTCGAGGAAGTCCTGTAACTGGGCCATTGTCAGCAGTCAAATCAATAGGATTAGTTTTTAAAGTAACATCAAACTTATATCCAATCTCTGCTGTTGTTATAGCTTCAACAGCAGAAACGTCAGCTTCACCACCAGATACTACTACATCACCATAGTAATTTGTATTGCTAACTACACTAACAACTGCACCATTAGCAAACTCATCACTTACAGTAAAAACACCTGTAGTGCTGGTGTAAGTCTTAGCTACATCTAAATTAACTGTGTCTTTAAATTCACATAAAATATATTCCTGAGTACCAGCACCAGTATCAATAACAATATTACAAAACACTTTGTCATCAATAACACATATAGATTTAAAAGAACCTCTAGTCGTAAACTCAACCCACCCAGCTCGTTTTTCTGTTCTGTTAGAATTAAACACAGCTACAGTACCATCGTCATTTACCATAAATATATAAGACTCATTTCTATTTATTGCACCTCTAAGAACAGACTGCTCAATAGGATTCTTAATAAGATGAGATGAAATAGAAGAGATAGAAGATGCAGTATACGAACCTTCTGAGTCTGAATAAATGTATTCTCTAACAATAGAACCATTTTTCTGCACAAATACAGTTGCACCATCTAATGACTCAGGACGAATCCATGTACTACCATAAGGTGTTTGTTTTCTTAACTGTGCATTAGTTGGAGTTATTGCATTACCTAGATATGTAGGCACAAATAATTCATTACTAGCTGTAAATATTTGCAAATCTCTATTAGACACTAAATGTCTTATTTCGTTTACTTCACCAGTAGCTGCAATCAATTGGATTGAATCAGAATCATTTGCTGTACCTACATCAAAATTCCAGTAAGCATTTGTTTTGCTCATCCATATAGCATCAGGCTGTGAGCTTGTTCCACCAAATACTAATCTATTTTCATGGAAAGTAACGGCTGTAGGAAATCCTCTTAAAGAAGAAAAAGTTTGCTCTTGCCAATCTAATGTAGCTGCACCAGTAGTAATTTTAATAGAAGCACCACCACCATCTTCACTAGCATTAGCTGTACCATTAGCTGTAAATGTGTATGTATTCTCATCTATAATAGCTAGAATAGCTTCTGAATTGTTTAAGTTAGATGTTGAAATTCCACCAACAGTCGCGGCATCAGAAATAACAATAGTCTCACCACCTATAAAACCATGAGCTATATGAGTAACTTCTACTACTGCACTGCCAGATGCAGTCCTAAATGCGTTATTAATTAATGTTTGTTGTAATACTTTTAATATTGTTCCTGTAGCAGTAGTGCCATTAGTAACTGCTGTTATAAGTATTTCTGAGTTACCATACTTTATACGCGTGCCAACGTGGCCTGATACAAAATAAGATGCACTAGTTGTTAAAGTCTTACCTGTACCAGCGGCTGTAGCGTTAACTGCTAAAGTTACACCAGTATCTTGGAAAGGATAATATGGTTGAAATGTGTCAGTAACAGTAGAACCAGACGTTAATGTATCAAATACTTTTACTTCTAATTGAAAAGCAGTTGCACTAGTCCTTACTAATAAACGTGGTTTAAAAAGTGTATGACATATCCACATAGTGTTTCCACTTTGAGCAAATGAATATTCATTTATATATTCATCATCAAATGGAATTGCATTACTATCTACGTCAGCCGTTAATGTAGCTACTAAACTTGTAACACCTGTTGATTGTACTACTCTAAATACTCTTAACTTAGCGTTTTCTATAGATACAATATATTGGAAACCATCTGAGAATATAAACGGAACTAATCTGCTTTGCATATCAGCACCGCCAGTAAAATTTGTTACAGCTAATCGTGTGCTGTCTGTTGTTGTTACTGTCAAATTAGTGCCAGATTGAGGAAAATCTCTTTTAACAGTTACTACTGCCGCTGCTGGATTGGCTACTGTAAATCCTGATATTGCATTTATAGCTGCAAAAATAAGGTCTGCCGTTACATTATTAGATGTATTAGGTTTATAATAATGAGTATTACCAGACGAAGCAGTAGGAGTACCAGCACCAACTGCTTCAGACTCTAGTGTAATTTCTGTTCCATCATGTGTAAAAAACTTTATTTGAGTGCCAACAGCAATGTTAGCATAGTCAGCTACTGTAATTGTAAATGATGTTTGCTCTACAGTAATATCGTACTCGTATATTTTTTCAGTGCCAGCACGTTTAATTACACCCCCTTCACTTCTAAGAAGAAAGTTTTCTACACGTTGAGCAGAAGCTGAGTACACAGCGGAGTCTGTTCTTGATATTGCTGACGGACTTATTTCACCAAATTGAAAATTATTTACTGGTACTCGAACTTTTCGCATTAACTACGCCTTTGAGTGATATACCTACTAGTATTAAATTTTCTAGTTGTTTGTTGCTGAGAGTCACTTGCTCTAGCTTTAGCCATAGATACTGCGGCTTTATCTTCCATCATACCAGCCATAGCTGTGTCTCTAGCTATTGATACTGCAAACATACTAGCTAATGTATATTCAACTGCTATTGTAAAATACGAAGGCCAGTCTACTTCTACTGCCCTAAATGTATAATCAGCAATTAAAGTTTCAGTACTGCTTGCATCACAAAATACTTTGTCACCATATGTTTGATACTCTATAGGAAAATCACCTACAGTTACCGCATGTAACATTATTAAATTAGACGGCAACTGATACGCTGCATCATATCGCCCTGTAGGAGCATCAGATAATAAACCTAATACTGCCTGCTCTGTTGCAAAACGCCATCGACAATTAGTTAATGCCGCCCTTGCTATATCCTCATACATATTAGAAGCAACAAGTGCTTCATTAGTAGAGTCTTCAAATGAAGTTATAGGCTCTGCACCGATTAGGATTAAAGCCCTCGAACATACATCTATTGATGAATTTGCTGGTGTTGCCATATGTAGTGTAGGGGGCGGTTAAACCCCCCACTCCTTTTCTAATCAGAATCTGTTACTGTAATTGCAGTACCATCTGCAACATCGACTACCGAACCTGTATTAGATAAAACAACAGTCCACGCTATTGTTGGAGCGTTGTTATCATATACAGCAATTAGGTCGCCAACATTCATCATTGCAGCTGCGTCATTAAAGTAACCTGATGCGCGAACAACTGATAGAGCGTCAACACTTGAATAATACCAAATGTTGTAGCCTCCACCCCCTGCCATGCGCGTTAATCCAGATGCACCATAAGCCATTTTAGAGTCCTTTCTTTACTATCCGTTATTGTCAAGAACTTCGTAGATACCATTGTCGTCTATCGCAACAGACCCCATTGACATCATTGAAGTGGTTAAATGAGAAGCTTTCTCAGGGATATAATTTACCTCTGTAGAAACATCAGCGTTGATACCAAGACCAATAGCTGAAGTATGATAAGCCATATTTTTACCGCCAGCAATTGCACTGGTTGAGAAAATATTAAGACCTAAGAAGTTCTTCATTGTCATTCCACCAGCAAACGGAAGATTTTGCTCACCTACATAATCAGATGATGCGAACTCTTCGATTAAGAATAAGTCTGCAAAACCTTTAGGATGCATTGCCAAATATCTTTGGTTGTCTTCTGGAACTTCTGCCGCACCCATTGTTTCAAACAATGATAGTAAGTCAGCTATTTGAACAGCAGAACTTGTATCATGTATTTGAGTAGAGTTTGCGCCAGCGTCTAGGGCCGCAACAATAATAGCATCTGTCTTACGACCAAGAGCCGCAGCTGCAGATGTAGCTACTGCTTGACGCTCATTGATATTGGTTTTTAACTCATCGAGTTTATCAATGTATTCAGCGGCATAGAAGTCAGCCATTGTTGTTTCAACGGTTGTGTGGGCTAGCTCCATTGGAGTTACCATACCGTTACGAGATTTAGTTGTTGCTTCACCTGTTCCGATTTTTTGGAACCTTGCTATGTTGCCAGTTACGTTAGTAGTTCTGACAGTGTTACGCAGTTTAGAACCCATACGCTGATACGCTAAATGCACATCGGACTCGAACTGTTTGATGAAGGCTGTGTCTATTGAGTTTGCCATTACAGCTACCTTTCATTAAGTTGCACAATTATTTATATCGTGGGTGTCTGCTTCACATAGTCATTGTAGGTATCCAAAAGGGCTACTCAATGTATTACAGGCCGTGATTCTAAATTATAAACATTTTTTTTTGACAAATTGCAACGCACAAAATGAACATAATTAATATTTTCTCCATCAACTACAACATCAACGTCAAATCCAAGCCAAATTGCCCACTGTATTATACGCTCATTGCTTTCTAATATGTTCATATTAAGTTTATAATAGTTTCCATGTAGAAATTCTACTAACTTTGGGGATGCTTTTAAAAAACTAAACCAATTTTTCTGCATATCTTCTGCAAACATTGCCCACATTAGCCCAGTTTGATAGCCGTCAGGCTCTACACCTACAATGCCTAGTGGTTTATTAGCTTTCTCAACTACATAAACATTCTTTTTTCTAACAAATTCCATAAAGAAATCTAAAGGTTCTCTGTTAAATAGAGATAACTCAAACTTATTTTCTTCACTAAGTGTTTCTGAGAGAGGAATAACGTGTTTCATATGAGCAGGAACTAGGGTTAAAAGCCCCTGCTTCATAAGCCAATCAGCCATAAAGCTTCTTGAATCCGTCTTCTATAGTCTTGACGTAAGCAGGGTCACGTTGACTTACATTGTGGTATCGAGGGTCAAGCATCATAGTTCTTAAATCAGACTCATTAATCTTATCTACTGAATCTGTAGTAGAATTTAATGACGCGCCTTTCATGTTTTCCATAATATGCTCTAAGGCAACAATACCTTCATGGGTCTCTGCCATGCGTTCTATTGCTGGCATTAACTCCTCAGGAAAAAACTTATTAGCAAATGCACTAGCTGCATTAGTTCTGTCTAAAGCTTGGTCACCTAGTTTAATCATCTCATCGTCAATGTTAACTTCATCACCAGCAATAGCGTTCATATACTTTTCAATACCAGCAGAGAATACATCCTGACCATAACCATTCTCAAATGAATGTTCAGACCACCACTGTAACAGCTCACTTTCAATAGCTTCACCTTCGTCTATGCCCTCAGGTAATGTGTAATCACCTTTGTTTTCTGGACGATTCTCATACTTAGTTCTATTAAACTCTTCTTCTATTTCTTTACGAAGAGTTTCATCTTTATTACCTAGCTTAGATTCTAGTTCTTTATAAGCTTTGGCTAGGTCTTCACCTGTTTTGTATTTCTCAGGCAACCATTCTGGTCTGTCAGTAGTTTCTACTGGCTCTACTGCCTCAGTTGTTTCTGCAACTTCTTCTGTTTGTGTATCTAATAATGTTTCATTCATTGATTTTTCCTATGTGCATGTTGTATGCGCCTCTCTAAAAGACCAACTATATATCTCTGACCTTCCAAATGACGCAATTCCTCAGTTGTAACATTCGGGCCATTTACCATCTCTATTGTTATAGAGCGTAAATACTTTAAGACTTCCTTGCCAGTGGGAGACTCTAGCAAGGAAGCTATATTTTTACTTATCTGTGTATCTTTATTGGTATCTCTTTGAAAACCATCGACTCCAATATTAACTTTACTGGGCAATCATTTGCTCCTGTTCTTCTGGTTGACCTTGAGGCTGACCTTGCATCTGTTGCATTTGTGCCATCTGTGCCGCAGCCTCTGCAATTTGCTTACGTTGCTCTTCATCCCTAATCAAAGCATCAGGAACACCAAACTTCTTAGCTAAATGCACTGCTGTTTCTTCACCATCAATTAACATGTTTAACATCTCAGGGCCAAACACACCACCAACCAGCTCTAAGAACCTAGATACTGAACTTATATCTTGATTTGCTTGGGCTTGTGCTAGTGGAGATATAGATTTTACCTTAACTTCTCTACCATTTACTACAGGAATTTCTATTCTACCCTGCTTTTTAAGGATATATATTAGTCTTTGAAGCACAGGTTGTACTAATTCTGCCTGTAATCTACCAAATGCAGACCCCATTCTGCGTGATAAATCAGCCATTCTCTCTGCAACTTCGGTTGCTGAAGCTGGTGTTCTGTCAGGATTGCCTAACATATCGTTGTATAATGCACGTTTAATATTCAATCTCATGTCACTTAGTACCAACTGTGCTACATCAAAGTTACCAGCGGCTTGTATAGGTTGTAATCCAGCAGAGCCTATGCCCTTTGGTATGATAGAGCCTGGGACTAGCTGGATAGTATCTACGTTAACTACACCGTCATCTTCCATCTGGTAAATCCCAGAGATAGACATCTGTGCGTTTTCCAAAATAAGCTCAATGGTTAAGTTAGTAGTTTTAATTGCACTAAGAGCGTTCATTAGTGGGCCACGACCATATACTTCACCAGCACACTTGCTCCATCTAAAGCAAATAAAAGGATTAGACCCTACACCTGACATCTTTTCGTAGTAAACAACACACTTTGTAGTCATACATATAGCGTAATGTAGGTAAGCTTCTTCGTTTTTAGTACTGTAATCTCTGCAAACAAGCTCTAATAATGTAGTTGTTTGGTCTCCAGCGTTACTAATCCTGTCAGTAATCTTTGGTGGCATAGCAGAATTAGGGTATAACTGAGGTATTTGGTCAAACCTAATCTTCTTTCTTTCCCTAAATACATGGTCAATCTTATCATCTGGCCCAGTATCAAGAACAACATGAGGCAGAGGAACAGCAGAAAACACTACTGGGTTTAAGGAATCACCTTCTTCAACAACAAGTACACCAGTGCCTACAGCTAAATCCATAAAGGATTCATGCACCTCTTGAGAGAAATTAGAGTTCTGTATTATTTCAAATACATACTCTGTTACTTCATCGAGGTCGTTGTTAATTGGGTCACGCTCTCCTTTAGGAATCTCAGAACCAGCCACAAGGTCAGCCCACCTAGCAAAATTGGGAACAATACCAGACTGCAAACGAGAAGCGAACTCCTGTACACCCACCACAGCAGTCTCGTCAAATATCTTATCATCTCTTCTTTGACCAATACTTTCACTATAAAAAGACTCCCTCATAGGTAGCGCGTATTCGTAACACTCCTCGAACAAAGGCACAAAGTTTTCCCTTAGAACCTTTGCTTTTGTGTACCTATCCATATACTTCTTGGCAACTGGGTCGTCACCATAGTTGCTTGAAGATTCCATTAACTAAACCTTTGGCCGAAATTAGAAGTACTTCCTGATGATGGGTTAAGCATTGAGTAACGCTTTCTACCGCCAGAGCCACCTCTTCTTCTTAATTTTTTAGCTGCTATATCTGTAATAGCTAAATCTTTATCTTCTTGCTTTTGCTTAGAAATGTCTAACTGCACTTCTCTTGCCGCTTCCTCCGCATCAGCTTTTTGTTGTTTTGTTAGCTCAGCAACATTCGGGTCTACTTTTGGTTTTGGTAAGCACATAGTTTTCTCCTTTAAAATTTCTTACTTATTCTGTAAGCACAGAATAAAAAATTTTGCAACTCACAATTACATTCTAGCCCATAATCCTTGTCTTCTTCGTGGCTTATTAGTTCGTGCAAACACATCAAAGTTGCGTTGTACTACTGTAGCTTGCGCTGGTTTCTGGTTACTTATAAGACTTCTACCTTCCCCAGCCCCTAATAGTAGGTACTGTAAGGCATCATGTATGTGTGAATACATATTCTTATCTGGTTTATCTGCGTATCTTTCTCCAGATACTTCCATTCTGCGGTAGGAATACCCACCTTCGAATCCTTTTATAAGCGTTGAGCATCTTCTGTCTAGAAGAAACGCTGGCTTTCCTTCGGACATTTTGTTTAATTGTGATGAGACAGCCTCCAATCTTAGGTCAACAGAGTTACTTGGTGCAGGAACTGCTCTTAATCCAGCCCCTCGAAGTATGTGGAATGGTGTAGATTCATCAGTCTGCGCTCTAAAATCTCCAGCAGGGTCACCGAAAATAAGAACATCAGGACAGTCAGGAAAGCGTGTAGCCAGTTCTTCCCTTAGTACTTCCGCAAACCTAACGATACCCATGTCTATGGCTACAATCTCGGACTGTATCAGCCATCTGCCACGCACCTTCTGTCCTAATACTGCGGCTGGAGTAAGCCCAAAGTCTATTCCTACATAAAGAGGCAGAGAAGCAGCTACTGGGATTTCTTCTTTGGCAACGTGTGTGTCAGTTACAAACATAGAATATACAGGCTTTCCGTCTTGGATTGTGCCTAGTCTATTCATAACATACACATCAATCCAGCTTTTTGTTTTACCCTGTACTAGATTAGGATAATAACTCTTTAACATATTCTTTACATTCTCAGCTACTGTATTAGGTGCATAGTTCTCTACTTCTCCGTCCTCATCTTTAACCTCAACCATCCCAGAGGGCTGAGTATAGAAGCTCCAGTTAGTAGGTTTAACTAACATCTTAGCCTGTTCTCTAGGTATATGGTCAGGAACAGGAACTTCTCCAGACATAATAGGCCACCAATGGTCTTCCTCTGGTGCGTTAGTATCAGCAATAACCCCAGTCCATGTAGGGCCACCATCGCGCATAGAAGGAAAACGACCAACTCTCATAGTACACGCATCAATAATACTCTTACCTAACTCTCTAGCCTCGTTAATCCAGATGCCAGTAACCTCTAGCGACAACAGTTTCTTTACATCCTCAGGCCTATCAAGGGCTAAAAAAATTACCTCAAGGTCTATATCACCCTTCTTAATGCGATGAGTATAAGGAACAGACCAATTAAACTTACCCCATTCATTCTCTGGAAACCAATCTAACCAAGTCTTAATTGTAGTAGTTCTAAGCTGGGGATTGGTATTCCGTATGATAGCCCACCGACTCTTGCGTATTCCATCAGCAGACTTCTCCTGACCTAACGCCCTGCGAAACACCTCAATGCAACACGCAACAGACTTACCACTACCAACAGGACCTCTGATACCACGAAAAAAAGTATCGTCCTTCATAAAGCTCTTTAATACTTCCCCATCAGGCTTGTACTTAAAGTCAATCATTTNTCAGCAATACCACTGTCACGACCAACCCTCAACAGTCTAGCCACAGTAGCAGGGGCTAATGAATCAATAAGCTTGTCAGCCTCATAGTCAGTGACAAACTCCTTAGGATGATGCTTGAAGTTAACCTTCTTTACTATCTTACGAAGTATATCTAACTCCGAACCCTTGATTGTACTAATAAAACTCAATTTAAAATAGTCTCCTCAAACATTTGATTATCATTAGACTCCATAAGCATTGCATCAGAACCACCAGAAGTAGCGTCACTAGTAGATACAAACGCAGGAGGTTTCTCTATGCCCCTCTCACGTAAAGTATTCTCATAACGCTCTTCATTAATTCTATCCATGTGTCTGCGAGCTAAACCATTTAAAGAAGTCATTAAATCATTAACACCCCTTTCATCGAGGAGATTACCTACCTCTGTCTGGTTTGTATGCGGTGCGCTATGTCCATCATAAACATTCATTAACCACTCATCACCACCCTTAGTATTCATCGCATCTAACAAAGCAGTAGCAGACGCACCCTTCTTAGCACCCCTGTTACCAAACAACCTACTAAAATGCTCCATAATACCAGTAGGCATGTTCTCAACTATCTCCTCATCACTAAAGTTATTNCGAAGTATNGCCANNCCACGATGCCTAAACTCATGATTCCATATAGCCGACTTGTTAGCAAAAGGACCATAAGTCATAACTAAATCCTCATCAGGCGTAACAGTCCTAGACATCCCACCCATCTCTTGATGACTACCTATATGCTCAGACAAAGCCTCAGTATTCTGCCTAAATGGAAAATACTGCCCAGCGTACAAAAAATTAATAGCTTCTAAATCAGGAACACTATGCGCAACACTAGGGTCAAACCCAAGAGCAACTATAGGGTCATAATTATCCCCCTCCATTAACATCTGGTGAAACTCAATGTTCCCCATCTCAATCGAACTCTTCTCTTCCTTTTTCATCATCGAACCTTTCTAAAGAAAAATGCTAGTGGTGGACCTATTGCAACACAGTGACAACATGTTTTAACCCACCCCCACCTGTTACGACAGGTCTATAGAGACACGAATGTCACCAGCTACCTGCACTTGACTCCTATCTATTGGCTTGAACCCAGCTCTATCTAGCAAATCCTTGCTTGCTTCCAGCTGAACATACTCACTCTTCGCACCCTTACTCAGTCCTGCTAACTGGTGTACAGCCGCAGGAGCAAGTCTACTAAACTGTTCTGTCACTACTGTCATCAAGTGCTGTTGCACGTGGGCAGTCTTCAATGCCTTTTGTGCAGTGACTCTACCGCTGTCACCTTCTGCGTATCCTGCNGTCTTNGCNGCTTGCGTGACATTCCCTCCATTTGCTACATATGCATCAACTAGAGCTATCTGTCTTCTGGTTAGTTTTCTATTACTTACAGGTATCATCAGGAACAACCCCCTCTCCTTACCTCTCCCCCTTCACAGATAGCTTGTTACAAATGTACGTGTCAACTCACAATGTACAATAGACCCATAACTTACATTAAATAGCATGATACAGGCATATTACAGGGGCATCTCCGACACGTTTCTTACCAAGATGTCTTGTGGAAATGCACAGACCCCGTCAAACTGCAAGTCACTATTGTCGGAGAAGTTTCTGTTTAAAGAAATCTTCCTTATGTGAATCTTGCCCGATTAGTTACGATACAAATTCCCCGTGTCTTGTCTGCCATATCCTATCTGGTCACGAAACAACAATCACGGTTTCCACGAGTGGACCCTCCGTGATTCTTGTTGCGCGATGGTAGAGGCTAGGTCGTTCTTGTGGTTGGCTGGGCCAGATAGGATATGGCTGTCAAGTCTAAGTACGGGGAATTCTCCTCGCAACAAAACGGAGATTAACATGAAAGATTTAATTAAACATAAACTGACAATAGCAACTTACAGTTCAACAGGTTCTGAGCAACAAGACGATTATCTTGGTAAGAAACGTGCCGCAGATGCTATCTATTCAAGCAATAACAGACTTCAGTTCTTTACAAGAAGGTTAGAAGAGCAAGGAACTAAGATGACAGCAGCTATAGCAGACAATGATGACAAATCAGTCCTCAACTTAGCTACTTGGATAGACCTTAGTGAAAAGATGGTAGCTGTTGCTAAGCAAGACTTCGACGCAGACCAGTCTGTCTTCGAGCAACTACATGGTGAGAAATGGCAAGCCAATGCGCCAACCAAAGCACGCACCACTCATCTAACTCAAGATGAGATAACAGAAATCAAAGAGAGGTATGCTTCATAGCATACTTACTTCATCGAGGTAGGCTTTCGGGTCTACCTCACAGCAAAAGGACAGACTAATGGCACAGGATTTTATTGGAATTGTAGCTATATGCGTTATCGTTGTAGGTGTACTACTGATAGGTCAGGGTCTCGGCATATAGCTGGGACTCTTACAATCCTACTGCAAATGTTAAGGGAGGAGGCTCAATAAACTAATAGTCTACAGCTTTCTGCTGTTAATTGCACAATCAAAAAGTATTATTAAAGGAGAACTAAATAATGTTAGATACAATTACACATGACTATGACTTCCAAGTACTAGAAGAGAAAGCATACTTGGCAGATGGTACAGCAATACCAGACATGAAGATACTTAGGCATCCAGATACAGGGTTTATTCTAGGTAGACACAGCAGTAATTACAAACCNATCAACTACGAAGAGATGGTTGATAACTTACTAGTTGGTCTTAATAACTCAGAACATATCTCAAGATTACACCACTGATATCAAGGTACATAACGGTGGACGTAAGCTTAAAGCTACTGTGTTATTCAATGACATAACAATCAACCCAACCCCTGCGTTAAATGACATAACGCATTACCGAATTAATATGTTTAGCAGTCATGACGGTACTTGGCCTTATATTATTAGTGCCGATGGCTTGCGATTAACCTGTCTAAATGGACAGACATTTGCTGACCCACTATCTAAGATAAGACTCAAGCATACCTCGAGGGTAAGCATAGATGACACAGCTAGGCATGTGCTTAACAACTACGAGACCTTCAAAGATAAAGACCATATGTGGAGTGAGTATGCCAAGACAAGAATCGATACAGAT